TGCTCTTCTGGTGGAATACTTTGCCCTCTTTGATTTATTTTATAATTAGGGGGAATCAGTTCTATCATATCTCCATTACCAAACCATCGTGCATTTGGGTCTTCGTATATAATTTTAATTGCCTCTTGAAATTTTTTCAAATCAAATTCGTGTGCTCCTACGTGTATATCCGTTAATCCGTGTACTCGTAGCTTTTCATTGCTTTTTACTTGGAATAATTTTCCTGGTTCTATGTGCTTCTTGTCATATTCTTTAACATCAGAAGGTATTGGTATAGAAAACCATTTTCCGCAAGACTTACAGCTAAATTGTTGTTTAACAGTATCTTTGTTGCGTTTTTTACCTTCTTTTTTTGTCAACATACTACTACAATGTGGACATATCATGTGCTTTCCTCCTCGGAAGTTGTTTCTGGAAGTATTGCTCTAGAAGCTCCCTCTATTTCTTCGGGACTAAACCCTTGGAACATTCCAACTACTCCAGTTTCTATTTTCTTAACTTGATTACCTAGTGTACCGATTGCTTTCCCTAGTTCTTTTAAAGATTGCAATGCAATATTTTGGTCTTCACTTGTATCAGCTAGTTGCTTTAGGGAACCTAATATATATGCATGGTCAATCCCTAGCTCTTTCGCTATTTCTTTTGAAGTTTTTTCTATCTCACTCATTACTCGCTCCTGTTTAAGTAATACTACAGCTTTTTTTCTAGCCGTGTTACGATTTTTTTCAGTAAATGCTTTCATATAAGCACTCACAGCATCTTTTCCCACTGCGACGCTAGTCGCAAAAATTTTTTCTCTGTTTGTACATTTGGACCTCTCCTTCACCCTACTAGATGTATTCTTGATTTTGGTGCTAAATGTGTAGCGATTTGGGTGTTTCTCAAAGTCGGTGTCCATGTAAGTTTTCTTAGAATTGATAAATGTGCCAACTATGGTTCTTACATAGCCTTTAGATTGTTTATAGTTTTTAGAATCTTTTGGATGCGATAGATTATTGGAAACTTTTAAAAGCTGAACAATACGACCATCATCACTCTTTACCCAATCACCTTGTTTAGCATCTCTCCATTCGGAGTGAAGTATCCCTTTGGGATGGTCCTTTAAAAATTCCTTTTTTGTATCGTATACGTAATGACGTACTTGTTTAATTTTTCTACTTTCCACGTTTCGCTAATTGTTTGTGTAAAGATTCAATCAAATACATCACATCTTTGTGAATCCAATACTTCTTTCCATTGATTTCTATGGGTACACTACTAACTCCTTCGTCAGCATCGCCATCATTTTCTACATATTCCATTGTCATATCTTCATCTTCTAGAATTTGTTTAGACAATATCCTTTCTAATTTAACCAAGCGTTCAATATGTCCCAAGATTCGTTCCTGGTCCTTTTGTGATAGCCTAGCTAACCAATTTATTGATGTACCCATACATTTTTCCTTGACATAATACATAAAACACCTTATCTTCAAGTAGTCTACGTAGCTACCGCAGATACTAGTAGATAATAGTAGATTATGTAGATTTCTTTTTCTTTGGTTCTTTCTTTTTCTTTAAATTCTTCTGAACCTGTTCTATAGCTTTTTCAAGCAGCTTCTGATTCATCTGGGCTTTTTCTGCTTCTTTTCTAGCTACCCCAGTTAATCCGCCACCCTTACTTAAATCTTTACTAGTTATCGTCATACAGACTCCTTTGTTTCTATATAATATAAGTATACCCCATGTTATTTGCAACAAAAAATTGCAGGATTTTGAAATGCACCTACATACACACACCCTACCCCCTAAGTTGTGGTTGTTGATATATGAATTTACGTTAGAAACCGTTTAGGAGGTTCAAATGAGTGGAAACACGAAAGAATACGTAAGGTCAGCTATTCAGACAAACACTAGACTTAAGATGGCTGGTGTTAGAACTAAGGTACAGAACTATCAGATTATCCAAGATGGTAGAAGCTTGCTACAGTTTGAGTCTGAGGCAGATGTACATGAGTCACTGATGAAAGACCCGTCTTATGCTATGCAAGTAGCAGGACAATCTGGATTCCAAGCTCCAGCAGCTAACTCAAGTACTGAAGCTAAGTTAGACGCACTACTAGCTAGTGTGCAGACTTTAGTTGAGAAGCTTACGCCGCCAACTGACTAAGGCGTCATAGAAATTATTAGTCTAGGTTTAGGGAGTACCTGAAACAGAAACTCCCTGATTTACTATTTTTAACCATTTATCCATTAATTACAGTAGAATACATAGCAATATGTGTATAATATGTGGATATAATGTGGATACATAGAGATATAACACCCTATTTATATATAGATATGTGTATAACATGGGGATAAACTGAAAAGAGGTAGATATGAATACTGATTTAAGTGAATATATAGATATTAATGCAGATATTAAAGGCTTTGATAACTATATATATTCTATAAATGAATATAGATAAGAATTGTTCGTGTACATTATAGTATGGCTAAATAGATGTAGAGATAAGGATTAGTCCCCTTGTCTCTATATCATCATTTCCTCATTTAACAGAAAGAGAGGAGGTGATAATATGCGATATATACATATCGTACCAGAGCTTCATGAAGATGAAGTAGGTAAGCATCTTATCATTATCGATACAGGTAAAATTGTAAAGATATATGATTTAGTTGACCTATTTCTCCATATATGTAAGTTCTTTAAAGGGGCGCTCTAAGTAGTGTCCCTTAACACATAATAAAACTAATGAAAGAAGGTAAGACATGGAGAGTATGTTAAATGTCTCTTATAGTTATAGAGACGAGTTATTTAGAAAGTATTGTGATTTATATAAGACTTATTATGGCGAAGAGCCGAGTCAGTTAAATATAAGAAGAATGGTAAGTAATAACATTACTGATAACCAGTTAGAGATAAGAATCAAAGCATTAGAACTATTACTTGAGATAAGATTTAGTTAATCAAGAAGGGCGTCACCATGTTTATATCTCGTTCACATATCAGTTATGTCTTACCTCGGTTGCGCCCAAAGTTTCGTTTACTCAACGATGTCTAGAGTCACGTCTGGTATATGCGGAGTAGCTCAGAAATATACCAAAGATTTGTCCTAATCAGACATTAAATGATTCGGTTGTATATAATCGTTAAATAAACTCAGCAATGAGTATAAAGTGTTTGTGCTTATATAACTACAGTACAATGCGATATTAACTTCGGTTAGTATTTAAGTATGCAAAGAGAGTACATAGAATACAGATAAGGTAAATCCTTTCAAGGTCCTTAGTTGGAGTCTATATGGATGTAAGCAGTCCGTTGAGGTAGTGATACCAATAGGAGAATCTCTAGGATATGACATAATAGTGTAGGAGCTAGAGTGTTGTATTTAGTCGGTGGGCTATAATCTTATTTGAAAGAGTAAGATATGTAGACAGCCAAGACCATGTAAACTATTTCCTAAATAGAGCATATAGGTAAGTTTAGTATTTTGTATCTAATAATATAGATATGAAGCTATAACCTTAAGCACTTACCTAAGCTAGTTATATTATTTAATAGAACACAGTGGGTGTTTAATATTACAAATTAATATAATAACAGAGAAAAGTCTTTTGGCGTTTGAAAGATAAGTCGCCTTGGCTAATGAAATACGTAGCGGTTATTAATCTCTCAAAGATTGATAGCAAGTGAGTGAACACTATGTTTGGAGACGCGCATCTTCAACTAGTTAGTAGCTAGCTTAGATAATTCAAACGATAAGAGTGGTAGTCTATAACTACCGGCGATGAGCATTACATATTTATAATATGTGGAAAAGTACCTAAACAAATACGGGTGCGAAAGAAGAGTCCTTTGTAAATTGTACTCTACGCTCAATCATAAAGTATATTCTCAGCTTTATGAAAACTTAAATATAACATATTGAAAGAAGGTAGACATGAAAGATTTATTAGCACCATTTATACAAAGTGGTAGTCACGGATATGATACAATGTTAAATTCTATGGCTTGGGCTAGAAGAACTAAAGATAGACACGGTAAAATATATTATATGGTAGTGTTTAATAATAAATATATATATCATATAACTCCTAATGACTACTATGAAGACACAGTAAAAAAGTTTAATACTATGTGGGATGATAATATTGTAGTAACAAATGAAGTCAAAGAGTATAGAAAACATTATAGAAGTTTACATACTATTCCACGTTATCAAATGTGGAGAATAATAGATAAAAAGTTTACTAAAGTATCTTGGTTAGCATTACATGAAGACCAAAATGGTAAACCTTATTATTTTATACCTAAAACTAAAGTCATTCCATTTAAAACTGATACAAGATTTATCTTAAAAAAGAATTATTATATATTTCATCAAGATATAAATAAAGATGGAACTTTAAAGAATAAAGCAAGATTATGGTTTCCTGTGAAGCCATGGGCATTTCAGCCTTAGGAGGTGAAAGATTATGAGAAATATAACCCAAGAAGAAAGAGATTATTATGGATATTATGAATACAAGCATCCATATAAATTTGAAAGCAATGGTAGTGGTAAAGCAACAGCAATAGTTGGAGCTTTAAATAATTACAGAAGAACACATTGGCTTGTTAGATTAATGCAAGACACTCGTGCGTTCTTTAAGAAGAAAATTACAATCAAGATTGAGAGGGACTAATGCTAAGATTTACAGTTGGTAAAGAGACTAAGACATTAAAGATATTAAGACATTTAAAGAGATATGGTAGTATTACTAGCTTAGATGCATTTGAAAATTATCGTGCAACAAGGCTAAGTGCTATTATATATAGACTTAGAGAAGAAGGCTTTGATATTGATACTAGAAGAATACAACACAAAGAAGCAAACTTTGGTAAGTATGTATTAGAAGATACTCAAAATAATAATCAATTATTATATGATTTAAGAAGGTTGATATAAATGAAGTGGTATACTAATAGAAGAAATAAACTAAACAAAGATATAATTTGGACACCAGCATTGCTTTTAAAAAAAAAGAAATTGTTGTTAGAAGATAAACATTGTAATAGGATTTCTAGATATGTACCTGGATGGATAAAAGCCTGAATAGGTGTTGCATATAACCTGAAATATTTG